CTATCTGACTCGCGCATTATTCTTGCCTACTTGCCAGTTGTCAAGTCTGCGTTTACACTCGTGTTGTGTCCGAAGAACAGACTTCTTGCCGTTCCGGCGAAGCGGTTGCCTCCCCTGAGCACGCTGCCAACAATGGCAGCATGGCCACATCGAAAGCGAAACAGACGGCCCATTCGCGGTTAGGCGCGGAAGTGAGCCGACTCCGCCGGCAGAAAGGCTGGAGTCTGAAGGAGCTTGCGACACGTGCCCGCGTGACGACGACGACGCTCCGGGCCTGCGAACGAGGCACACGGCATACGCAGCCGGACAAGCTCGCGCGGATCGCCAAGCAGCTCGGAACGACCGCGGAACGGCTCAAGCATGTTGAGCCCACGGACCCGCGCACGAAGGATCTACAAGACGAGGACTACGAGATCGCGCAGTGGTTTCACCACGCGTCGCGCGTGCTGAAGAACACGATCTGGGATTTGCGCGAAGGGAAGGATATCGGCGCCGCGCTCGCGGATCCCGAACTTCGATTCTTACTGCAGCACTGGGCGACGTTCAGCGATAAACAAAAGTATTCCGTGTTGAATCAATTTCGGTTCGCAATCGCAAACCCTGACGTTGAGCGACCGCGCACCGAGAGCGATACAGGAGGTGCCCCCGATGGCTTCCCGGCGATTCATACAAAAGTTCGATCGCCTAAACGCTGAAACTCAGCGCCATCTTGAAGAACAAACCGATCTCTACCTGGATATGGGGTTGACGCGACCGGCCGACGTTGTGCCGTTTGCAGCCGAAGATCGCCAGATCATGCTCAAAGCCGAATTACATTCCGATGTCGCCAGCTATTTTCCCGCGCGCTTCATTCCGACGCCCTTGCTAGGCATTCGTGCGAAGCGGAAGGCGTAGCGGCTGGACGCAGATCGGCGCCGGCGTCTACGACGACGGCCGCGGCGGCCTGCATATCGTCGTGCCGGAATTCCTCGCGGGCAACGGCTATAAGGACACGCCGACGAATCGGCAGACCTTACTCGAGGAGTGCCTGTGTACTCATCAGCGATAGCTCAGCAAGAGAATGACGACGAAGAACAGCCGCGCGCGCCAGCCAGGCGTCCTACAATCGGCCCGATGCCTCCTGAGATCCCCGATCATCCCCTGGCGCGCGCGCTCTATTTCAAGCGACTCGAAGAAGGCAACGTGATGATCCCGCCGCCGCCGGCGCGGCCCGTCACCGTGACGTGTCCGTTGTGCGCCTGGACGATCGGCCGCGATGCGCGCGGCGCCGAGGCCGCGCAGATTGCCGCCAACCTCGCCGTCGCGCTGTACGAGCATATCGACACGACGCATCATTGCCCGAGTAAGCGGTAGACGGCCCACGTCCACAACAGCGATCCGCCGGCCGGCACGCCGGCAAAATTGAAACTGAGCGCCCACGGCGCGATCCACGATTCGCCCGTTCCCGTCCAGGCGAAATTATCAAACCGCGTACTGGCCGGATACATCAGGCTTTGGATCGCCATGCCGGCGATAGTCTCCTGTTGCGGCCCTGGCCGTAATTGAATCTCTCCCATGATGATCCCGTTCGTCGCTAAGGGTGACGGGCTAATCGTGCCCAGCTGCGTATTCCCCTTCCAGATCGATCCGGCGTTCAACGGTTGCCCGGTTCCCTGCATCACATAGCGGATCCATAGCGTATCGAGCATCGTCAAGCCGCTGAGCGACACAGAATCCAGGCCGGCAAAACCGCTCGCCGTGCTCGTTCCCTGCGCGGCGCGCAACAGCTGCAGCTTGATCGCCGGCGTGACGGCACCGGCGATCGCGGCGTCGATCTGATCGTAGAGTTCCTGCTTCCAGGCGTTCTCGAACACCGTACCGACAGTGAGCGATCCGTCGTCGTCAACAATCGGCGTCCGCGTGATCGCCATCGGCTATTCCTTCGTCCTGAACCGATTCAATAAATCCTCGAAGGAGAACCTCGAGGATGAGGCGCGCACCGTAAACGTTGGATACTGGCCGGCGTTCGGGATCGTCTGATTCACCGTCGCGACGCGCGGCCGGAATTTCGTAATCGTCACCTGTTGGATCTTGAAATCGCCGACGACGTTTGTCGGCGCCGGCAGATCCACATGGATCGTTTTACCGCTCGCGCTCAAGAGATCGCGGCAGGTGTACTCGACGGCGATCTCCTCGAGAGGCCGCAGCGCGAGCGTCGCCTGCCCCCTGGCGCGCGATTCGGCGATCGACAGGCGCCGATCCTGGATCCACTCCTCGCGCACCCCGCTCGAGACGTTCAAGGCCGCGGCGAGCTGCCCCTGCAGCGCCTCGTTGTCGACCTGCACGACCAGGTAGATCTCATCGCCCTCAGTGAGCGGCCGGCGCAGCGAGCGCACGCCGCCGAACACGGTCGGGATCCCGGTGAGCATCGGCGCCGCCGTGATCGTGGTGTTGTAGACGACGACCGCCGTCAAGGCGCCGCGACCACTCGCCGGGATCCCGATCAGCATCCCGTCGCGCATGCCGCTGTAGCGAATGACCTGATCGCCGTTGCCGAGGATGGCCCATCCGCCGGTATCGACAAACGGCGCCAGGCTGGCGACGATGATCGACGGCGAGCCCGGCTGGACCTGCCCTTTCGGCTGCTCGAGGCCGGATGTGTCGCCGGTCGGCGCATTGGCACCGAGCGTCGCATCGGCCGCGGCATCCATGAGCGTCGTCGTCGTGTTGTCCGCGATCGTCGCGAGGAGCTGCAATTGCGTGAGGTTGGCTTTCGAGCGGTATACCTTGCGCGCCGTCACGGTTGCCGGCCCGATCGCGATCGCGTCGATCTGCACGGTTCGCACGGTCGGCGGCGTCGCCGGCGGCGTCATCGCCTGCGCGTTGTACGGCTGGTAGAGATTCTGCGACGGCGCGTAGGTTTGATAGCCGGGATTCGTCGGATTGTTCGCAATATGCGGCGTGTTCCAGAACAGCCAGGCGCCGCCGTTCACGCGATGCCAGAGATCGATCCACGTGACGGCCGGATCAAACGAATACGGCACCTGCAGATCGAATGACTTGGCGTTTGTCCCTGGCGTCGTCCCGCTCCAGTGGTACGGCGAGGCCTCCGCGATCGCGCTCCGCGCCGGCGCGAGCGGCGTCGTCGTGCCGGCGACGAGCTGATTCGCGTCCGGCCGCGTCGAGTACGTGTAACTCCATTCCACGGTATCGCCCGGCCGCCAGGCGCCGGAGATCCCCGGATCGACCGGCGGCGACGGTTGCTGTAGGAGATTTGGCGGCAGCGTCCCGGCGGCGACGGTTCCACTCACCGAGATCCGCGTCGCCGCGCTTGGCTTCGTCTCGCCGGCGGCCGTCGCCCAGGTATAGGCGTACTCATGCGTCCCGAGATCGACGGCGCCGCCGGGTAGGAGCGCGAGGGTCGGCCCTCCGCCGGGCGTATTGCCAGGCCCGACCAGCGTCCCGGCGCCGCCGGCGACGACGCCCGCAAAATCGAGATGCTGCGCGCCGCCTTCGGCGCCTTGGAAGCTGCACTTGAGAAACACGTCCGCGCCCGGCGGCGTGAACATCTCGGCGCTATCGAGCGGGATCCGGTCGTCGTAGGCGTTGACGGCGGCGAGGAGGCGACTGCCGCGGCCCTCGACATAACACCGGCTGACGGTCTGCGTCCCGTCGCCGGTTTTCGAGAACCGCGCCAGCGATCGGTGTGTCGGGACGATCGGCAGCGGCGCGCCGTTGTCGGCCTCCTCGACAAACGCATGCACCCGCTTCGCATAGTCCACGTACCAGTAGGCGCCGGCGCGCCGGCAGACCCGCGTGATCGCGATCGGCAGGTCCTCGTTGGTGAACGTGATCTCATCGAGCGGCGCCAGGTCCGGCGCGACCGCATAGGACGTAAACCCATTCGCGCCGGCGTAGCGATCGACCAGATCCCGGATGATCGCCGTCGCGGTCTGGTTGGTGTACGCCTCTGTCACCTTGGTAAATCCGAGGAGCCAGGTGTAGTCAATCGCCGTCACGTCGGCCTGGACGTTCGCCGGGACGCCGGCGTAGAGCTGCTGCACGGTCATGCAATAGCCGGCGAACAGCCGCTCGAGGCGATTCTGCGATCCGAGCGTCAGGACGACCTCGGCGTGCGTCGCCGGCACGGCGCCATTGATCCGGAACGTGCAGCGGTTCGGCGTCTCGTCGAGGATGTCCGAGATCGAGAGTGAGCCGATCAAGGTCCCGGCGGCCGCGCGCTCCCAGCCGACCTGCACGCCGTCGATCGCGATATAGACGCGCCCATCGACCGCGCCGGCCCGGCCGACACCGCCGCGCATCACGCCGCCCAGGGCGTAACTGAGCGCCGGATCGCCTGGTCCGAGCGGGATCGCCATCAGACCGGGATCCGGTTCCCGCCTTGCCGATAGGCGCGAATCATCGCCTCGGACATCGCCGCGGCGATCTGCTCTGTGCTCGAGAGGACCGAACCCTCGATCGTGACGTTGACGGTAATCGCGCCGGCGCCTCGAGGGACGATCGCGCCGGAGGTCGCCGGGACGAACAGTTCCGGCCCGGCCTCGCCGACCAGATACGGCGAGCCGGCCGAGACCGGACCGCCGGCCTGCCGGCTGCCCGGGACCAGGCCGCCGAACACCGGGACGCCGGCCCGGGTGTATTCGGCAAACATCGCATTCATGTTGCGCAGCTGGCTCTCGACGGTCCGCTGCGCGCCGGCGCCCCACTGCGTCATGAACGAGCCGAGCTGCTGCGCGGCGCCCTGGAATTGCAGGCCGGCCGCGGCAGCCTGCGTGCCGGCCTGGCGGAAGGCGCCGCCGGCACTCTGCGCCTGGTTCCCGGCCGTCTCAGTGTCGCCGGCGGCGCCAGTCTGCGCGCCGGCCAGCTCGCCGGCACTCTGCGCGGCTTTGTTGAAATTGTCCTGGAATTCCTCCCACAGGAGCTGCTCTTGCGCGGCGATCGAGAATCCCGGCGTCGCGCCGGCCCTGAGTTCGGCGAGCTGGCGCTCGTACTCGGCAGTCATCCCCTCGAGCGAGCCCTCGGCAGAGGCCGGCCCGCCGGCGAGCGTCTGCCCGCGGCGCGCGGCGAGCGCCTGCCTGGCGGCAAGTTCGGCGGTGACGGCGGCGTTCGTGACCTCGAGGTAGAGCGCCGAGGTCTTGCGGAGCTCCTCGTTGTTCGCCTGGTTCAGCTTCAGCGACTGATCCCACATCGCCTTCTGCGCGGCCGCGAGGTCGTCGGCGGCTTTCTTGATCGCCGCCATGGCCTCGGCGGATTCCTTGGCACGCGCCTTCTCGGCCTCCGCGGTCTTGCGCTGCTCGCGCTGCCAGTACTGCAGCGCCTCGACGTGCACGCCGTACCGTTTGCTCAATTCCTGCAGACTGAAGTTCTGCGATTCGAGATCGGCGTTGAGCGCCTTGATATCGCCGCGCGCATAGACGGCGCCGATCTCGGCGCGCCAGCTGTTGACCGCATCGGCGGATTCCTGCGCGGCGTCCTTACTGCGACCCGAGACGAGGATCCAATCTTCGTGCGCCTTCTGATTGATGCGGATCGCCTCGGCGTAGTCGGTGATCGTCCGGCCGGCGTTTTTCGTCGCGCGATCGAGTACGTCCTGCTTGGCCGCGGCCGTCTCGAGCGCCGGATCGGCCAGGCCGAGCAGCTGCCTGGCCGTCTCGGCGACCTTCTGATCGAGGCCGGTCAGGTCGGCGATCAGGCGGCCGATCTGCCAGCCGGCGAGCGCCGCGCCGGCGGCAAGGCCGGCCGTGCCGAGGAGGCCGAGCTGCGTCGCCGAGGCGCCGGCCGCCGATCGCATCTCCTGCAGCGCCTTGACCTGCGTCGAGACGTTGACGCCGAAGCTGGCGAGGATCGAATCGAACTTGCCGAGCTCCTTCCCCCAATCGCCGGTCGCGATCCCGGCCTTTTTGATCTCGGCGGTCGTCACCGTCATCCGGCCGGCTTGTTCGTCGGTCAGCTTCTGCAGCGACCGGCCGGCGGTGTCCGTCGAGGTCGTCAGCTTGGCGAGCTCGCCCTGCGCGCCCTGGACGGCGGCCTTCCACTGCGAAAAATCGGCGACGAACTTCGCGGAAATCGCCATGTCAGATCAGCCGGCGGCGCGCGCCGCCTGGTCGTCCTCCTCGCGCAGCTGCTCGACGAGCAGCTCGTAGACATCCGGATCGAGGTCCCTTACCCATTCATAGCGCCAGCCGCAGCGACGAGCGACGGCGAGAAGTGATCGGACGGTGTCACACCAGGCCGGCGTTTTTTTTCCTGGCGCGCCGCCTTGACCGCCTTTTCGTGCGCCTGGATCGCCTCGAGGATCTCCTGATAATCGCCGTCCTCGAGCTGGCGGATCGCGGACAGGACCTCCTCGAGCGGTTGCTCGCGGATCGAGACCGCCCGGCCGGCCGGATCGGTGACGGACCAATCGAGCAGATAGCCGGCGATTAAGGCCGGCCCCCACTTGACCGGATCGAGATCGCCCTTGTCGTCGCGCATGTTGGCGAGGATGTCCAGGTGTTCGCCGGCGGAGAGCTGCGCCTTGACGACCAGCCAGCCGCCATGCTCGAAGGTCAGCCGCTTCTCGGCCGGCGCGATGGTCTGCCACATGGTCTAGTGCTCCGGAGGTCCGAGCTTCGCCGTGAGCGACTCGCGGCCGAGCGTCAGCGAGCGGACCGGAAAACAGAAGAATCCGCCAGGCCGCGGCGCGGTAAAGAGGAGCGGCGTCTGCCGGAGCTTGAACGGATCGCAGCGATCGATCCCGGCGGTCAGCGACCAGGCGCCCGTCTCGGACTTACTGAGCGAGAAGCTGCGCAAGGTCGCCGCCGTGTAGTACCCCCACGAGATCCGCGCCTCGATCGGGTAGCGGAACGTGACCCGGCGAAACAGGCCCATCGGCGATCACGGCGTGATCGGCGGGAATTCCCACGGCCCGGCGGCCCGGAATTCGCCGGTCACCTTCGGCGCCTTGAGGCTCGCGTCGATCTCGGCGTCGAGATACGCCAGGCCGGCCCAGTAGAACGTCGGCTCGGTTTTGTTCGGGACGAGCTCGAGCTTGCCGGGCGTGTCCTGCGTCGTCGCGTCGAACAGATCGAGCTCCGCGGAATCCCAGAATCCAGCCAGATTCCCGGACACATCTCGCATCCCGGGAATATAGACCCGGTTGGTGTCCCCGAAGCAGCTTACGTCCTCATACTCGGTTTTGAACGAGGCCTTGAACGCATTCATGGAGATGATCGGCGTTGCGGCCGCGACGCCGTCCGGACTCCATCGAATCTCGCCGTTTCGTCCCGTCAGAATTGCCATCGCTTCTCCTTCACAGTGCAGCCGTCAGCCGATAGTGCGCGCCGCGGTTTAGCCAGCGCACCGTTGGATCCTGATCCGACGGCGTCTCGAATCCGATCCGGCCTGGTTCGTCCCGGTGACAGGACACGAACGTATAGCCCTCGATCGCAAACGGCGCCGGATCGGCCAGGAGCGCATCGATCCGATCGGCGGCCTGCATGGCCGTTTGGTTGTTCGTGTTTCGCGAGAGGCCGACCGCGACGACCGAGTACAGGACCTCCTCCTGCGCGCGGCCGCCCTGCACGTCGAGATCGACGTTCTCGACCAGGCCGACCTTGACGAATTGATCGGCGCCCGGCGGCGCGGCCTCGAGATAGACGCCGTCCGGCATCAGCGCGCGCAATTGCGCATCGGCCGACAGGACCGTGACGATCGCCAGGTCGAGCGCGCTGCTATTCGGCACCGAGGACGACCTCGGCGTCGTAGTCCGGCCCCTGCAGGAGCTCGATGATCCGCACGGTCGCCTCGCGCCGGTAGCGCAGCAGGATCGGCCAGAACACCTTGCCGCCCGGCCGGCCGCCCTTGCCGAATTCGAACTGCGTCGCATACGGCGCGGTATTCGTGATGCGGACGCCGTACTCGTTCGCCTCGACGACGACGCTCGAGGCGAGGAGGCCGGTCCGTACCGGGTAGGTCTCGCGCATCTCGTCGGCGGCGTCCTCGGCCGCGGCGAGCTGGATCTGCTGCACGTCGTACTCGACGTTGTCCGGCAGCGATTCGAGCTCCTGCATGTACTCGACGAGGCCCGACCACTGCACCGATCCCGAGGTCGGCCCCTTCGCCATTACGCGACGACCTCCGCGCAGACGAGATGCGTCTCGTCGAGCCAGTCCTTGTGCGTCACCTTGATCACGTTGAGCGTCCGGCCCTGGTGCGCGAGGCGCGCCTGCGTCGTGATGCCTGGATGATAGCGGCCGCGGACGACGTTACTCGCCTGCGACAGGATCGCGCCGGCGCCGAGCTGCTCGAGGGTGCGCTGATCGGCCGGCTCGATCGCGCAGTACCAGGTCGCCGGCTCGAGCGGCTGCCAGTTCTCCGTATAGCCGCCGAATCCGTCCGGCACGTTCGGCGGCTCGCCAGGCGCCTCGAGTTGCACCAGGTTCCGGTACTGGCCGATCGTCGTCATCGCCGGCGCCCATAGCGGTACGGCCGCTGGACGTAGCGACACCAGCGATACTGCAGCGCGAATCGAGGCGGCGCGGCCGTCCAGTCCTTGGCGGCGTAGTGCGCGGCGATCTGCGCCGGACTCAGCGCGGTCGGGTAGACGGCGACCTCATCGAGCCGGCCGATAAAGCGCCAGGTGCCAGTCAGGGACGCCAGCACGGCCGTCGCCACGCCGCGGCGCAGGCCGCCGGCGACGGCCGCCGGCGTCCCGACCGGCACACCATTCAGGTACATGCGCAGCGTCGTGTCGCAGGTGACGGCCAGGTGCGTCCAGGCATTGAGCGGCGCGGCGCCGGCGTCGACCATCACCGGAAAAAAATCACCGGCGCGCAGCACCCGTGCGCGCCAGCCGGTCCCGGTCAACAGCTGCACCGAGACGCCGCTATTGATCGCGCCGTCGTTCGTCTTCTCGTAGATCGCCTGGCTGCCGGGATTGCTGGTGATATACACCCAGGCCTCAAAACTCATGTACTGCAGATCGAGTATTGCCGAGGCCGGGATCGCGATCTGGCCGGTCCCGCCGCCGAATTGCATCGCCGGACTCGGATCCGTCAACGCGCCGGCCTGGTTCAGCGTCACATTGCCGCTAATCGTCCCGTTCAGCGCGCCGACGACATCCACCGCCGTGAGGCCGCTCGTCTCGTCGAGCCGCCAGTAGGCGACCGCGCCGTCGGCGACAACCGCGGCGGGATACGATCCTGCGGGATAGACTGGCGGCATCAGCTCGCTTCCCCGCTCTCGGTCGCCGAGACCGCGAACACCGGGGTGCGGACCCGGCCGAGGATCTGCCGGATGTCGTCCCACACATCCGCCGACGCCGGCGTGTCGCCGTCAGAGGCGCGCCCGGTCCGGTCCTCGTAGAGATGCGACAGGTAGCGGAGGATCGCCGTCTCGACCGACTTCGGCGTCTCGGTCCAGGTCACATGCGGGCCGATGTACTCGAGGATGATCGCCTCGGCGGCGTCGAGCTTCGCCTGCACGTCCGCGTCGTGCAGACTGTCCGTGATCCGCAGCTGCTCTTTCGCCTGCTCGAGCGTCAGGAGATCCGCCATTAGTGCGCCGTCTCCTCGTCGTCGTCCGGCTCGTCGTCCTGCTCGTCGTCGTCCGCGGCCTCGTCGTCCTCCTGCGGCGGCTCGTCGTCGATCCGCTCGCGCGGCGTCGCCGGCGTCGGCTTCGAAAACGGCTGATCGGCGTCGCGCTCGGCGAGCGCCGCGAGCGAGTAGTACTGCTGCTGCACCATCGGACTATCGCCGCCTTTCACCGGGCCGAGACCGAAGTACTTGAGGCGCGCCTCGTTCGGCGACAAGACGCCGCCGCCGACCGCCTCGGCCGCGGCCTTCGTCCTGGTCGCCGTGTCCATCCAGTACAAGTCGTCGATATCGAATTCGGTCCCGTACTGCGTCCCGTTGATCGGCTGCTCGATGCCGAGGCCCTCGTCGAGCGCCGTCTCGGTGCCGATGATCAGCGGCTGCAGGCACTCGTCGTGATAGAGCTGGATCAACTGTTCGTGGTTGCCGTACGGCGCGCCCTTGGTCGAATTGAGGATCGCGACCGGCATTCCAAATGCCTTGCAGATCTCCACCTCGGTCTGCGCGCTTTGCTCGGTGAGCTGGCTATCGACGGCGGTCTGCGCGATCGGCGCGTACTTCAGACCGCGCGACAGGATCGCGACCTTGCCGGCATTCTCGGCGCCGCCGTAGGTCTTCGTCCAGTTCTCGAGCATCGCGGTCGCCTGCTCCGGCGAGATCTCGGCGTCGGTATTCAGCGAGCCGGACGGCTGGCCGCCTTTCGCGAAAAACGATGTCGAGGTCTGCAGGATCGTCGAGCCGAGGACCGCCGGCGTCCCGGCCGCATAGAGCGGCGACAATCCGACCAGCGGCGAGTACAGGCAATTGATCCGATCGTGGATGATCTCGCGCGCCGGCACGACGACACTCGGCTTGTCCTCGTAGCCCACGCCGGCGAGATCGGTCTCCGGCCGGCGCAGCTCGTAGAAGACCGCGCCGTCACTGGCGACGAGGACCTGCACGCACGACGGATTCAGGATGTAGAGCGCATCGACGACACCGCGGCCGTCGCGCCGCTTGAGCACATAGGTATTCCCGTACTGCAATTTCGAGGCGATCCACTGCTCCACGAACTTGATGGTTGTCTGGTAGTGGTTCGGCCGGCGCAGGACCGGCGAGTAGGCCGGATTACTCGTCGGCGTCCAGATGTCCGGATTGCCGCCTTGCACGACCAGGCGCAGGCGGCACTTCGCGATGTCCTGGCTGATCCGCGTCACGCAGGCGAACACGGTCGGATTACTGAGCGGATCCTCGGCGAGCAGCGCGACGTTCGCCTGCCAGGCGCCGGTATACGGTTCGTGCACGATCCGGCGCCAGCCGTCGCGACCGCTGGAGAGCGGCCGCAACGGGACTTTCCGGAACGCGAATTCGTACCCGAGGATCTGCACCTCGGCCGCCTCTTAGCTGGCGCGCTTGGACGCCGGCGCCGGCGCGCTCGGCGGAGGCGTCGCCTGCACCGTGACCATGTTCGGCGCGTAGGCCGTCCCGGTGATCATGTTGACCGCGCTTGCGTGCGCCTTGATCCAGGCCGTGAACCGCTCGGCCCGCAGGCCGACGAGGTTGTCCTGCCACAGCGAGCGAAACACGGTCGTCGCGTCCGGCGCCGCCGGGTTATCGACCATCTGCAGCGACGCCTCGCGCGAGACATCCACCGTCACGCCGCCGTCGTCGGCATACAGCACGTAGCGCGGCACGACGCCGATGATGTTCGTCCCGGCCGCCGAGGACGTGATCACCGGGATCCCGTTGATGGTGCCGCCGGTCGTCGACACGCCCGGGAAGGTCGGATCGCCCATGGCGTTACGCTGCGCGCTGAGCATGAAGGCGTTCGATTCGCTCATGATCAGGACGACGCCCGAGATCGGGATCTGCGCCGTCACAAACGTATTGAGGAGATTCGAGATATCGGCGAGCGGATCGGTCGTCGCCGGGATCCCGGTGACGCCGTTCGTGATCGACGCCGGCCGGACGCCGGCGATCAGCGTGATCGCCGGATCGATGAACTGCGCATCCATGAACTGCGAGATCCCGGCGATCATCTCGTCGCGGAAGGTCTGCTCGGCGGACGGTTCCGAGCTGCGCGCGAGCTCGTAGGTGAACGTCAGGATCCCGGCGATCTTGTACTGCGCGAGCGCGACGGTCGTGAAGGCGAGCATCCCGACCGGCTTCGGCAAACCTTCCCCGACCCAGGCGTAGGTCCCCGATCCGGTCTGCTTCGGTACCTGCACGTTGAACGGGACGCGCCGCAGGCCCGGGATCCGGCCGATGACCGTCGCCGGCCGCAGCAGTTCGATGAATTCGGATCCGAGATGCTGCACGGTCGGGACGAGCGCGCCGGCCCAGGGCACATTCTGCGTCGTCGCCGGCGCCGAGGCGGCCCGGAGCAGCAGCTCGACCTCCGGCGTGGAATCGCGCCATTCCCGGGCGTAGCTGATCGCCGCCATGGTATCGCCGCGGCCGGCCGCCAGTGCCTTGCAGTAGCGGACGAACGGCGTGCCCGGCTCGAGGTTTTTCCGCGCTGCCGGACGAACGATCGCCGGCGCCCGCGGCGCGATCGGCGACTCGACCGCCGTCGCCCCTGCGGCGAGCGTCTTCTCGAATTCCCGCAGGCGCGGCAGCTTGGCGTCGAGCGTCTTGCGCTCCAGCTCGAGCCCGTCGTATTCCTTCTGCGCCGCCTCGTCGAGGCGGTCGTCGGCGAGGATCGCCTCCATGCGTCCGACCACGTTCGCGCGCCGGCCTTCGAGTTCGGTGATCTGTTCGGCAGTCGTCATAGCTTGAGTCCTCGGAGGCGCGGCCGGCGGAATGACCGGCGCATAGCGATCGGCATCGAGTGACTTGACGGCGAGAATCACGGCGTCCGGATTGACCGGCAGCGCCGTCAGGGACAGTTCGCAGATCTCGGTTTTGCAGAGGCGCAGCATGCCGTTGGTCAGCTGCTCGGCCCCCTTCTCGAGGACCTGAAACCCGACGGACACTTTGTTCAGGAGGCCGGCCTGCAGCTGCTGCCAGGTGTCCTCGAGGCGATCGCGCAGAGGCCCGGCCTCGGCCACCGAGGCGATCGTCGCCTCGAACAGCAGGCCCGCCTTGGTCGCGCTCAAGGTCGCCTGGCCGACCGGCTGGCGCTGATCGTGGTGCAGCAGGAGCGGGATCGGATTCGTGAAGACGGCGCCCATCGGCTCGAGGATGTGGCCGTGCCGATCCGGCCGCGGCGTCGAGGCGACGCCCTTGATCGTCCGCGTCGAGGCGTCGAGCGCCTTGATCTCGAGCTGGATAGAACCGTGAACCACTGGAACGGCGACGAGGATACGGCCGAGAACGCCGGCGGCGATTTAATCTGTTCGGAAAAATCAGCCGAGGCGCCGCTCGAGCAGCTCGCGGATCAGCCTCGAGATCGCCTTCTCCTCGCGCCTGGCGAGCGCCGCGACCCGTTCGTGATCGGCGGCCTTGACCCAGACCGTGATCGAGCTCGACGCCGGCTCGAGCGCCCGCGGCCGGCCGCGGCGCCGCTTCTCGACCTCCTCAGAGCACATAGACCGCCGGCGCCGGCGGCGCCTTCTCCTCGACCCGCAGCCAGCCGCCGATCGCCAGCAGCAGCGCATCGATCCCGTCGATCTTGTTCGGACTCTCGGCGTGATCTTTCTTCGGCACCAGCGAATCGTCGGCCCGCCGCGTGACGACGACGTTACTCGCCTGCCACCGCAGGCAAGAATTCCCGTCGTGCCGGAAGCGGCCGTGATTGACCCGCGCCTCGAGCTCCCTGGCCGGCGGCGTAAACGTTTTTGCGTTCTTCGCTTCGATGCGCGCCGGCAGCCCCTCGCCGGCCAGCGTGCTCACCAGCTGCACCGAGCCGTAGGTATCGAACACCAGGTCCCGGACCGCGAACCGCTTGGACCAGCCGCGCAAATCGTCGCCGATCCGCGCATAGTCGATCAGGTTCCCCTCGGTCAGCGTCAAGAGGCCCGCCTCGACCCACAGCCGATACTCCGGCACGGTCCGCGACCGCTCGAGGACGACCTGCTCCGGCAGGTAGAACCGGACGAAGGCGTAGAGGACGCCGGTTTTCTCGAACACGAACGCGACCGCGGCGAGGTCGTCGAGCTGCGCCAGGTCGCCGCCAATCCAGCATGGCTCGCCGGCAAAATCCGCCAGCCGCAGGCGATCGTCGGCGCAGCGATCCCAGGCACTCATCGACAGCCAGGCGCTCGAGGCGTTCGCCCATTGGCTGCACACCTTGACGCGGAATTCGCCCTCGAGGCCCGGCGTCGCGATCGCGTCGTCGCGGTAGCTGCGGACCCACTCGAGCGACGGCGTCACGCCGATCATCGGGTTCGCCTTGATCCAGGTCGCCTCGTTCCGCCAGTCGTCGCCTTCGTCGAGCGTGTAGATCAGCCCGAGCAAATGCTCGACCGCGACGACCTGCTGCAGCACCTTGCAGACCGTCGTCCGCAGCGCATAGCCGACCGAGAGCAGGTCATAGCCGGCCGTTGTCGGACACGCCAGCAGCGGATTACGCCGGGCCCCCTGCGCGGACTTCAAGACATCGTGCAGCGCGAAGGTCTGCGCGTGGGATTCGTCGAGCACGATCGCCGACGGATTGAGGCCGTCCTGCGTCGAGGCCTTCGCGTTGATCGGCTTGATCACGGCGTCCGCGGTAATGATTGCGTTGGCGAGCGCCTGCACGCCTTGCTCGCGCAGCCATAGCGATCGCCTCACCATTTTTTGCGCGATCGCGAACACGATCCGCGCCTGGCCGCCGGTCGTCGCGCCGCAGATCCCCTGCGCGCCTGGTTCCTTCTCGCGCAGGATGTGATACAGCAGCATCCCGGCCAGGAGCGTCGATTTCGCGCCCTTCCGGCCGAGCTCGAGGTAGAAGTTCGTGAACCGCCGCCGCGCGAGATCGTCCCGCCGCCGCCAGCCATACAAGCAGCAGACGACGAACACCTGCCACGGCTGCAGCTGCAAGGTCGCCGTCGTCCAGGCGCCCTCGACATGCGGCAGTTGCTCGAGGAACGTGCACGCCTCGATCGCGTGCGCGTCTGACCACACATACGGCCAGCCCGGATCCTCCTGCCGCCGCAGATCCCGATCCTGCCGTTCGACCGCCAGGCGCACCCATTTGCACGCCGGGATCCGCCCCTCGAGCACGTCCGCGCCGTAGCCGAGCGCGACCGCCAGATAGTCCCGCGGTGCGACCGGCCAGGTCTCGCCTTTGACCTCCGATCTCGTCTGGCTGCGGTGCCGTCTGAAGGTAGCTCGCCGCTGCTTCTCGGTGTCGTCAAGCTTGGGTCGCCCGCGCGCCTTCTTCCCCGGTTTGGGCGGTAATCGGCCGTAAATCTGCGCCGGCGTGAATCCGAGGCCTTGCTTGCCCATTCCCGGCTCTGTTACGCTAAGCCCTTACTGGTCATCGGTTAGCGCGAT